GATTTGGCCGAAAGTCATTCGGCAGGCATTTTGACCGACGGAACTGGAAAAGGCGGTTCATCGAGTTACTCGGGCAGTCCGGGTAATCAACCGCCAAACAACCCCTAGTGAAAGGATCGAATCGAAGTGGCACACATCGACCTGAAAGACGAATCGTTTTCAGTCGTCATCCAAAAGACGGGAGCCGAGCCGGTGACGGTGGCGGTCGATCTCTTGGAGACGCGGTTAATGTTCGAAGACATGGAGAAGCGGTTCCCGCTCGAACGGCGTGACGGACTGGTCTACGCATCGCGCGATTTCCTTCGCGCAGCCGCAAACGAACTTAAAGAGATGGGAGTCACCGACGCGACTCCGACCATGGCGTTCCAACTGTGGAGCCGACTCGGTGAAGTTGCCGAAGCGGTAAAAAAAAATACGAACGAAGGATCCGAGTCGGATGGGAGTACGGGCTAAACCCGTTCGATCTGCACGCCGAGCAAATCGTGGCGCTGCAGGAGATGCTTCCAGCGCTCCAAGCCAAGCGGAAGATTGACGAGGGGAACTACGACGCGACCAACTACCAACAAGTGTACGAACTTTGGCTCCGAGCCTACGGTGACGAAGAACTAGCACAACAAGCGAAATCCAAGGCCGTGCAACTCTACGTTGACAAGGCTTGCGGAGGAAAAATATGAACCAAATCAACGACGCACTGAAACGACCGACCGCTAAGACCAAAGGCTACGCGCCGATCCAAACATGGTGGCTGCGACGGCACCAAAAGCTACCACCGCTTACGTTTCAGATCATCGAGCAAATGCTTCTCGATGAGACGATTCAGATCGGACTAGCAGCCCGGCGGGCGATTGTTCAGGGCGTCGAGTTTGGCTATGAGGTCAACGGCCAATGGCAAGTGGGCGTGATGTGCCAGGACGAGGCCGTTGGCGCTTGGGTGATGCGTCAGATTCGCAAGCTATGGGACTGTGCCATCGAGCATCTCGCGTCCGCTCAAATCTATGGCTGGGCCGGGTGCGAAGTCATCTGGGAGCGTTCTGACGAATTTGGGACGTGGGAAATCTCCACCATCGAACAGCGACACGCAAACGATGTTCGAATGCTGCTCGATCCCGACACCGGGCGATCCTGTGGCATTCGGTTTCAACGAGTGAAGGGAGCCCCCGAAGGCTACTTGGATTTGCGGCATCCCGAGTGTCTGTTCCATTCCTACAACGCTTTTCCTGGCGAACACTACGGCACAACCGTACTGCAAGGCTCGTATCGCGCTTGGGCCGACAAGCACCTCGATGGCGGTGCTGTGGATGTTCGGCGATTGTTCATGCACAAAGACGCGTATGGTGGGGCCGACCTGCGCTACCCCGAGGGATCGACCGACATCGGGACCGTAGACAACCCGCACGAAGTCGCCAACCGGGAACTGGCCCGCGAAATCGTCGAGCAGATTGAAGCCGGAGGGGTAACGACCACTCCAGCCCAGTACGACGACAAAGGCAACCCGATGTGGAACCTCACACGCGCCACCGTCCCGGCGAACCCGTCGCACATCCTCCAGTACCCTGGGGATCTCGATGGGGAGATGCTACGCGGGATGTTCGTTCCCGATGGCGTTCTCAAGGCCGACGACGCAGGCTCTTGGCAAGGCCGATTGATTCCCATGGGGATCCTCTACGCGAACCTCGACCCGTGGGTGCGGACGATCATCAACGACATGCGAGAGCAGCTACTAGAGCCCGGCATCATCAATAACTTCGGACGCATGATCCCGTTCGACGTGAAGCACAAGCCACTAGCCAAGCAGGCGCTCGAAGCTCAGCGTCAACCGCAAGCGATGGGCATGGATCCCGGCATGGGAGGCATGGACGGCGGAATGGGCATGGATCCCGGTATGGATCCCATGGGAGGCATGGACGATGGTGGAGACGATCCAAATGCGGGACCAGACCCTAATGGGCCGTCCATGATGGGTGTCAAGTTCGATGCAGTGCAAGCCGTTGGAGAGGGAGTGTTGTCGGCTGCGAATGTTGTGAAAGCAGCGATGATTGCGCTCGGAGAAAGCGATCCGCAACTAATGGCTGCGATGCGAGCCCCCAAAGGATACACCAAAGACAAACCTCTAGTCATCGCCGGAAACGAATACCATGGAGGCATGTTTGTTCCTTCGGATGTTGTTGAGAAAGCTACTCCAGAACAACGCAGAGAGCTTGAGAGCGGAGAAAAAGCGACTGACGAGGAGGAACCAAAGTCCGACCCGAAACCGTTACCTGTAAAAGCTCCCTCGCTTAGAGAGAAAAGCAAGTTCCATGACAAATGGTCGATGACATTGCAGGCCGGGCACAAGCTGACACTCAAGAGCGGTCACAAAGCCCAAATCATTAGCCAACGCAAAGGCGGTAAGCTGTTTTACACGGTTCGGCATTACGACCCATCTCGCAAGCGGACTGATTACGATCGAACCTTTACACACATTGCCGATGCGGCGGACTTTGCTTCGATGGTATTGCACCATCACTCCAGCCAGACCGCACCAAAAGCGACAAAACCAGCGCAGACGAGCGCAGCACCCAAGCCCAAGCGAGGAAGCCTAAACGAGCGGAACTACTCATACAAGTCCACCAAGTTCTTTTCAAGCGGCGTGAAATCTAAGTTCAAGGATAACCTGGAGGCTTTGCGTACTCTCAAGTTGATCGAAGACGAGGATCGCGAAGCAACCCCGGAGGAAAAAGAAAAGATTTCTAAGTTCGTTGGGTGGGGACAGATGCCAGGACTGTTCAACGATTACCACGAACGTCTTTATTACGATCGCGACGACCTATCCGAAGAACTTCGGAGGATCGCAACCAACTCCAAGGAACAGGACAAATGGGACAAGGAGCGGAAGGAACTCAAAACCCTGTTGGGCCAGGATGGCTACGAAGCGGCTAGAGCATCCGTAATCAACGGGCATTACACCCACCCCGAAGTTGTCAAGAAGCAATGGGAGATGGCAAAGCGGCTAGGCTTCACAGGCGGAAAAATGCTGGAGCCCGCCGTTGGTGGAGGTTACTACCTTGGGTTCATGCCGGAAGACGTAAAAAGCAATACGGCCATTACGGCGGTTGAGATGGATCCAGGATCGGCGACGATCGCGAAAGCACTCTACCCGGATGCTAATGTCGTTGTTTCTCCGTTCGAGCAATACAAGACACCAGACAACTACTTCGATCTTGTTGCGACCAATGTTCCATTCGATGAATCGCAAATCATACGGGATTCCAAGTTAGGCAATTTGCGCCCCAACCTCCACGATTACTATTTCCTTCGCTCAGCCCAAACTACCAAGCCGGGTGGGTTGGCAATGCTTATTACGAGCGCTGGGACGATGGACAAGATTTCCCCCGATGTTCGGAAGGCGATCGACGCAGACATGGAGTTTGTGTCCGCCGTTCGATTCCCAGGGACCATGCACAAAGAGAATGCTGGAACCGAAGTCGTTACCGATTTAGTGATTCTTCGCAAGAAGGGAGCGGTTCCAGAGGATACTCCTGATGAAGTGCCACCGGAAGCATTGCCATCCTACGGGATTGCAAAGCGGCGCATAGTTGGTGTGCAGAAGTCCGTAGAGGGAATTTACGACAAACACGGAGGCGGGGGTGAATCCAATCGCGATCGAAAAAAGATTGATGAGGAAGTCAAGAAGTCTATCAGAGAAGCGAGCGATGCAGGACTCGATGAAGCAGCACATTTCACAGGAATAACGGTGGACTCACTAGGACGGCTCTACCACTGGAAAGATGGCAAGAGAGTCCCTGCGCCGCAATGGGATGACACGGTGGAAGTCCCCGATCCGCTGGGAGGAGATCCGATTCGAGTCAACCGTTACTTTGCAGAGCATCCAGAACAGATCCTCGGAACGCTGGATCGATCTGGAACCATGTACACGGGCGGAATGAAAAACGTCCAAGCAACCGACGACTTTGAGACCCTGTTCCAAGATGCTATCGATCGTCTCCCGGAAAACATCGTTCGAACCAGCCAAGCTAGCGTTCGCGGACCATCGATACCAGACGAGCCGGAACGAATTTTGACGGCTACCAAGCACAACGAAGGAGAAACGGTCATTCACGAAGGCGGGCTCTACACCTACGTCAACGGAGCCCTGGAGCCACATCGATTCAAGAACGAAAAGAAACAGGTCCTAATGTCCATGATCGGTATTCGCGACAAAGTTCGAGAACTCGTCGCAGCCGAGCGAGCCGGGAAAGATGGTGCCGCAATCCGGTCGGAACTCAACGCGATGTACGATTCTTTCCGGGACAAGTACGGGCTACTCCATGACCATGCGGCGGAACTCAAGGGCGACCTGGACCGCCCGATGATTATGTCTTTGGAGTCCTACGATAAGAAATCCAAGGAGTTCCGCAAAGCAGATGTGTTTGAGAAGAGCACGGCACGCCGCGCTACCAAAGTCTCCGAGGCTAAAACCATCGAGGATGCCGTTGGCGTGTCCATGCACGATGCAGCATCAATCGATGTCGCTCGGATTTCATCTCTGCTTGGCAAGACTGTGGAAGATGTAGAACAGGAACTTACCAAGAAGGGATTGGCCTATCTAAACCCGAACGGTGACAAGTGGGAATCTCGGGACGAATACCTATCAGGAAACACCAGAGAAAAACTTGCCCAGGCAATCGAGGTTGCAAAGACAGACGATCGATACCTACCCAACGTGGAAGCATTGCGAGCAGCGCAGCCAGAAGACGTTCCGATCCAAGACATATCGGTGCGTATGGGATCCCCCTGGGTTCACCATGAAGTTTACGAAGCGTTTGTGGCAAGTGCGGTAGGTATTAACCGATATGGATCCTCGGGAATCAAATTTCGGTACAGCGACAGCGCAGCATCCTGGCTGATGGAGTTGCCATCCAGCGTAAACTCGGGTAGAGCAGCGGAGGCTTGGTCGATCTATGACTCCGAAGGCGATCTTCGCGTAAAGTTCAGTGAGATCGTCGAGGCAGCGATGACGCAACGAGCGATCAACGTCTGGGAGTACGATGGCGACACCAAATTTCTTAATCGCGAGTTGACCGACGCGGCACAGTCAAAAGTAGAAGAACTGCAAGAGAGGTTCAACGAGTGGGCTCTGAGTCTGCCGCAAGTATCGCAGTTTCTCGAAAAGTCCTACAACGAAAAGAACAACAATATCAAAGAGCGGACATTCGATGGGAGTCACCAAACATTCCCAGGAATGGACGAAAAGTACGCAGCCCGCCTGTATGACATCCAAAAGAATTTCGTCTGGCGCGTAGTGACGACAGGCGTTGGGCTTGCGGCACACGAAGTCGGAACAGGTAAAACTACCAGCATGGTCGCAGCGGCGATGGAGTGTCGTCGTTTAGGGCTTGCGAAAAAACCCGCGTTTGCCGTTCTCAAATCCACCATAGAGCAATTCACGCGCGAAGCCCAAGAGCTTTACCCGGAAGCCAGGATTCTTTCCCTGAGCGACATGTTCGACAAGGAATCGCGAAGAGAGACACTGCATCGAATTGCGACCGGCGATTATGACATGATTATCATGACGCACGAAAACCTTGAAGGGATGCGGCTGCGACCAGAGAGCGAACAAGCGTTCATCCAAGAGGAAGTTGCAGACCTAGAATCGGCCATCATCGATGCACATGCAGAGAAGGCAGCCGCAAAGGGTAAATCGGATTCCAAGATTGGCGACAAGATCGTCAAAGAATTGGAGAAACGGAAAAACAAGTTGCTTGAGCGATTGCAGAAGTCGCAAAACCCTGACGACAAAGACCCGATTTTCTTCGAGGATTCCGGGATCGATATGCTGTTTGTGGACGAGGCTCATAAGTTCAAGTCGCTCCCGGCCAATACCTCGCGAAACTACGCTGGCATCTCCAAGCAGGAAGCGAACCGAGCGATGGACATGCTATTCAAGTGCCGTTGGTTGCAAAAGAACAACAATGGACGCGGAGTGGTATTTGCGACCGGAACACCGATTAGCAACTCCATGACCGAATTGTTCAACATGCAGCGGTATTTGCAGTACGATGAACTCAAGAAGCGAGGGCTACACAAGTTCGACGCATGGGCGGATACGTTTGGAGTTCTAACTAACGATCTTGAGTTCAAGCCGAGCGGAGAAATCGCACGCAAGCAACGCTTCGCAAAATTTGTGAATGTTCCTGAATTGAGGTTACTAGCCTCGCAATTCATGGACGTTCAGATGGCAGACAACCTCCGCAAGCCGGACGGGTCGCCAGTAGTGAAGCGACCGCGAAAACATATACGTTTGATCGTTTCCGAAGAGACCGACCGCGTAAAGGAGATGCAGGCAGAAATCGCAGCCCGAGCCGCCGCGATTAAAGGGCAACGCAAGTTTGAGAAAGGCGAAGACAACCCCTTGAAAATCATGGGCGATGCCAAAATGGGATCGATGGATCCACGGCTCGTCCACAAAGATGTCGAAGATGACCCACAGAGCAAGGCGAACAAAGCACTCGCCGAAGTCATTCGAATGTATCACGAACATCCAGGCACAGTGCAGGCTGTCTTTAGCGATCTGGGAGTTCACGCAAAGGAAAACAGGATCAGCCTGTTCGACGACATGCGATCCAAGTTAATTGCACAAGGCATCCCCGCAAACGAAATAGCGGTGTTGTCGGATCCCGACATGAAAGACGCGGAAAAAGACCGGATAGCTACCAAGCTTCGCACGGGAGACGTTCGCATCGCGTTTGGTTCGACGCAGACATTGGGAACCGGGATGAATATCCAGGACAAGCTCAAGGCGGTCCACCACTTGGACATACCTTACAACCCAGCGGCAATCGAGCAGCGCAACGGACGTGCATACAGGTCAGGAAATACCAACGAAGACATAGACGAGTTCCGTTACACAACACTTGGCTCGTCCGACCCAATGTTCTGGCAGATCAACGCTCGAAAAACCAATTTCAAAGACCAGTTCATGCTTGGCAAGGCTGGGCGCGAAATGGAAGACCTGCGGTCGGACGAAATGACACCTGAACAGCTCGTTGCGATTTCGACGGGCGATCCGCGACGATTGGAACGCATCGAAGTGGACCAGCAGTACAACAAGCTCAAACGCGCCAAGAGTCGCCACGCTACCGATGTCGCTCGCATGAGGACATTAGTAGAGAAATCGGACAGCAGGCAAGAACGCTTGGTTCAAGACATTCAGGAGCACGCCAAAGATTTGGCAAAACTGGACTCCCAAGAAGACTTCGTTTACGAAGCCCCGTATTTGCGAGGGTACAACGAAAGCCAATGGACAGCGCCTAAGCCGTGGGAAAAAACGACCTCCATTAAGGAGCGAAAGAAGGCAGAGGAATCGCTCAAGGCAGCAATCGAACACTACAACGAAGAAGGGGAAAACAAGACCTACTACTCTGGCTATGATCGGAGTAAAGGATTGCCGATTGCCAAGATTAAGGGATTCGAAGTGAAGATCCTCGATGACGGTCGCGTTTCCGTTCAGGGTCCAAGCGGAAGAGTCCAGTTTGCGCAGCCTTCGTTGCAGTCCATCGAAGCGGCAATAAAGAAAGTCAAAAAGCGACACGAAGAGGCGGTGGAAGCCTTGAAACAACATGAATCGGAAATTGAGCACTTTAAGCGGGAAGTGGAGAAACCGTTCCAGTTGCAGGGTAAACTAGATTCGGTACGCAAGAGGCTGATCGAACTGCGTGAAGCCCTTGGCGAAACCGTAAGACCCGAAGAATAGGTGGCACATGGCAAGCGAATTTAGTTGGTACAGGTCTCAGGCTAAGTTGGTCGATCCTTCGCTCAACAAGCATCCCTTCCTTTCACTCTTTATCGACACACTTGAGCGAGTGAACCCAGATTGGCTGGAAGAGATGCGACAGGAACACGTTCTGCACGATTGGGCGCTCGTCAAGACTGCGCAAACGGTCGAATTAGCCGAGCGGCTCGTAGCGTCTGGATACACCGAAGAGGATGCCGACTCTCAGGCGTTGTCCGACATGCTCCCAAAAACCATCGACGACGAATTGCAGTACACGGATGAAGAAGACCAAGCAGCCGAAGAAGAGACCGCGATGGAAGCTCTCGATTTCTTTATGCGTAACCCCCCTCCGAAGGATTAACTATGCCACTACAACCCGGAAAGACAATTACCAAAAACGGGAAGACCTACATCCTTAACGAGCACCATCGATGGACGCTCAAGGACAAGCCCGATGCTAATCCTCGTCAGGCCGCACAGAAAACGCCGCAACAAACGCAACAAAGGGCTCAACCGCAATCGCCGGGTGGGCGAACGGTAGACAGAAAAACTTTTGACGACAGCTACGCCAAGCAGTCGCAGCCGAAGTTCGATCCGTCCACAGGTTTGAAGATGCCAGGAGCCGGGACAGGCACTTCTCCAGGTTACGACGGGAAAGTCCGCAACCTTGAAAAACAGGGTATGACAACAAGCGACGCGCAGGGCATCTCCGACATGGAGGAACTGCGCAACGATCCCAATTCTCCGATTGGAAAGCCGAAACCGCAGCCATCACAGCCGCAGCGCAAGCCGAAGGCGTCGCCCAAGCTCGTTAAGAGCGGCGTTGAGGATGATCCAAATCACGATGGCGTTGCGGATCAGGCCCGCGTAGGTGTCCCCGCATTCGAGGTTCCACCGCCACCGAAGGAAATTCGCCGTCTTGCCAATTTGACCGGAAAGGCAAAAGCCGCAGAGTCGCATTTCGCGGACGAGTTCGAGCAAGACCCAGACGGCATGGCTGAAAAGGCCCACATCCTGTTTACAGCATCGCTCAAGGAAGGGGACGCACCTGTTTTCGAAACCGATGCCTGCAAGAAGTTGTCGCCGTACTGGCAAAGCACTGACCTGGAGCAGAACCTAGACAAGCGATCAAAGAACCGAGCAACCCTCAACACTGCGTTACACCAGACCGCGAACGCTATCTGCAAGAAAGCATTCTTACATCACTTAGACACGATGGAACGCGGGCAGGAAATACTTGTGACGGTCGGTGGGTGCGGCGCGGGCAAGGGGTTCGCGCTCAAGAATGTCCCGCAAGCGTTGGAACTGAAAAACCGCGCCAATGTTGTCTGGGATTCGGCGGGCGATCAAAATGCTACCGAAAACCCTTGGATTCTCCAGGAAGCAAGAAAACGCGGGCTGCGTGTCGCATTCGTGTTCGTGCATTCCGATCCAAAGGTTTCCTGGGCTGATCCTGGTCGGGGTGTGGTGAAACGAGCCCAGGACCAGAACGACGGGCGCATGGTGGACGCAAAGGTGTTTGCGGACTCTTACGCCCTTGGCGCAAGGCATCACGCTGCGTTCATCGCGAGGCATGGTCACGATCCCGATGTAACTAGCGTGATTCTCAAGAACGGAAATCCGCCGATGCTGCTTCCTGGTATGCCAGAGGAAGCTCTACAATACGATCGTCAAGAGTTAGCACAGTTTGCGATCGACACCATCAACAATGATCCTAATGTCCCAGAGCATATTCGCCGAGGTGCATTAGGTGGAACACAAATATGGGAGGATTGATATGAGTCAAGCACCAGATTCCAAGCCGAGCGGACCAAGCGCAGAAGAGTTTTGGGCAGAGGAGAACGAACGATCGAAGTCCATGGATGATTTTCTGCGGGAAAACAAAATGGGCGGATTTGATCCCAAATACGCGGGATTAGACACGGATGACGAGGACGAAGACGATGAATCCGACGACGACACGGACGAAGACGAAGACCCAAAACGGAAAGACCTACCGTCTTAGTACCGCACCACGCCAAACCAAGGGCAGCATCCTCGACCGCATCATCGGACGCAGCCTGATCGCCTCCGAGGGAGCCGCACAGACCGTCCGAACGCGGATCATGGACTCGCTCTGGAAGAAGCGATCCTTCCCGATCCCGCAAATCCTGGCGTGGCTACCAACACCACTCGGGCGATTCCGCACCTTTGTCTACCGCCATATCCGCGACTCGTTCCTGTACTCCTGGACGGCGGGGATGGATTACCTCTACCGCAACTTCCCGCCATGGCTGGCGAAAGAGTTCGAAACCACGATCCGGCAAACACCGCCCCAAAAGCCACCACAGCCACCATTCCCGCGATTCACGTTCTTCGACGAGTCAGACGACGCATTGCGGTTCCCGCTCATTGAGATAGCAGCCAAGCGACTTGCCGAGCGAAACATTATGACCCGCCAGCAATGGGAGGCGGTGGACAAATACGCGCAGGAGCGAGCGTTCTTCATCACGGCTCCGATTTCGACCGACACCATCGACCGCATCCGAAACGTCCTGGTCTACGACGTGGACGAGGGGACGAGCCGCAAGGGATTCGAGAAGGCCGTCACCGAGGCTCTCGATGGCTCCCCCATCGGACGAGCCCACTTGGAGAACGTCTACAGAACCAACCTCCAAGCAGCATTCCGCGATGGGAGGGAGACCTTGGCATCAAACCCGATCGTCGCAGCCGCGTTTCCGTATCAAGCCTATGACGCGATCCGAGACACGCGAGTCCGCCACGATCACCTAGAGATGGAATCTCTCGGGCTCGATGGGACCAACGTCTACCGGCGGGACGATCCCGTATGGGACTACTTCACCCCCCCATGGGACTACAACTGTCGCTGTGGAGTCAATCCCATGACCGTGGA